TTCAAGTTGGCTGAAGCGTAACTTCTTGACCTGGCAGCCTACCGTCAAGCCTGTTACCTATTACACGCCAGAGTTTCTTAGTTACTACGCTGTCGAGGATTGCGTAGCAAAGTGTCGTGCATATATAGAAGAGAACGGTAGTTATGTTCAGTCTGACCTCGTACTGGGCAACCTCTCTCACGGTAAAGTGTGGACGATACCGATGCAATACGGTGTCATCGCTGGTAAGTTAGGTAAGATGCCAAGCTACTATGACGTATGGATAGAAGATGCAGCTGGAACTCGACTCACCTACATTCAAAGATACTATGCTTCAGATATCCGTAGCGAGGAAGAACAGTGGGTGCTCTTTGAAAACTCACTCGGTGGTATCGATACCTTCCGTGCGTATGGTGATGCGGAGAACACTGCGAAACACACGCACAATGTAGCTGAGATTGAGAACGACTCAGAAGAATATCGTGTTGACACGGTTAGAGAATACAAGAAGAATACGGGTTTTCTCTCCAAGGAGGAACGCAAATGGTTGCTCGACTTCTTCCCTTCCTTGGGCAAGTTCCTCTACACAGGCAACTATGTACGTCGCATTGTAGTGACAGAGAGCGACGTCAGTTGGCAGACAAAAGACCTCCCTTCATCTTATACATTTACCTATAAGTACGCAGATGCACGTCCCTACCTGAATATTACCAGGTCAGAGGACGCTGCGCCTGCAATGTTGGATATCAAGATTCCTGATGTAGGGTCTTTTACAGTCGCCCCACGCTTAGTTGAGCTTGAGCGTCTACCGCTGAGCAGTGGGGCTTTATTTCCTGTTCAGAGTCCTTACTCTGATAAGTGGAACATCACCACAGCTGAAGCTATCCTTGAGTGGTTCTCTCGTGAAGTCACCGCTGCTTACAAGGGTGATGGTGCCTTTGGACACCGCCACGACAATATGTCGGTACTGAATGCGCTCGACCGCATTGGTGGTTACCTCACCTTAGATGCTCAGAAGATACTCGCTGGTTTAGCTGACGAAGCAAAGTCTGCTCGCACGCTTGACCCTAAGAGTGTCGACTGGGAGAAGATCGTTCGCACCGATCAAGACTCTATCGTTAACTCACTGACTACTTTCATGAAGGGTATCGTGTTTGGTAAGTCGGTGCGTGGAGAGTCTGGCATATCCATTTACCAAGATGAAGAAGGGAACTGGCATCTCGATGCAGAGTATCTGCACGTGCATCGTAAGCTCACCGCTGAGGAGGTTGAGATTATGAAGACCTCTCACATCAAGGGCAAGATTGTGAACTCTGCTGGTAGTTTCGTGGTTTCTAAGATTGAGAGAATCGTAGGTGCCTGGAGATGTTACTTCCGTCAAGAAGATGCTGATGGACGCAGAATCTATAATTCTATGCGAGTGGATGACCTTGCACTGTGCGAGACTTTCAACTTGGTAGATGCTGGCGGTCAGCTGTCTAATCACTACTGGCATCGTCGTGTCATCGCTGTTGGTGTTGATTATGTTGATATTGCAGACAATACAAATGTTGATAACTACGCAAGTGGTAGCGATACTCCGCAGGTGGGTGACGAGGTAGTACAACTGGGTAACCTCACATATGAGAACCGTCAGAGTGCTATTATACAATCAGCAGCTGGTGAAGATGCACCTTATTTTAAAATAATTAAGGGTATCAACAGCTTTACCCTTCCTGACCCTATCTTCTTATTCGACAAGCAGAACTTCGAGATACGTGTCGAGAACCCTGCTAAACGTGGCAAATATATCCGCTTACAGGATTATCTCTCGTCAATGCAGAGTCGTATTGACTCGGTGAAGGAGCAAACAGACCACCAATTTTTGATTTGTTTTGGCGATGCCATTCCTACCTTGACTAATGAGCCAGCTAACGAGTGGACTGATGACGAAACGAAAGAGATGCACCTGCATGACATCTATTATAATAGAAGTTATGCTGAGACTGGTGGAGGTCGTTCTTATTCATTCGAGAAAAATCAAGATGGGTCTTTCGCTTGGAAGGAAATAACAGACGCTGATGTGTTGAAGTCACTTGAAGCAGCTAAGCACGCACAAGACACAGCTGATGGTAAGCGTCGAGTGTTCGTGCAAGCCGTGCCAGAACCTCCATACGATGCAGGCGACCAGTGGACCAATGCAAAGTTTGGTGATGAGTACCACAACGACTTGCTCGTCTGCATTCAGTCAAAGAAAAAGGGTGAAGAGTTTAATATTGAAGATTGGCAGTCTGCGCAACACTATACTACTAAACAGTTCGAGGCTGAGTTTAATATTGGTGGCAAATCAATCTCAGCCGTTGTGAAAGACTTGCGTACTGGTCTTGAAAAAGTAGGTATGCACTTGGATGGTGAGAATAGTACCTTTGATATTGTCGCAGACCGTTTCAAGGTAATAACAACAACGGGAGAAGTTCCTTTCTTCACCAGTGACGGAAAACTGAATGCTGATTTCATTGATGCAAAGGCAATTGTCGCTAAAGGAATCAAGGCTCAGACTATCGACGCTGAAGGAGCTACTTTTCAGAATGTTACCGTTACTGGTAATAGTAAATTCGGTGGTAAACTTGAAGGTACGACTGGTACATTCAAGTCACTCGAATGTCTGAACTTTGAGAATAAAGTTACTGGTGGAATTTACTTTGAGGAACGAGGAAGCCAAGCTATTATGGTAATGGAGGGCGACATTGGTATGCGCAAGTATGTCGAAGGAAAATTCCGTAAACGCCTGCCACGCTTCTACGCTAAGGACGTATGGTGTCAAGGACAGTTCGGACACTATGCTAAGATTTGTGCTGTCATTAAGGATGATATGATGTACGTACATCATGGCGGTCATATTGAGACAAATGGAGTAAAAGTACAGTTGCCTACCGTAACTGTGAAAAGTGGTGGACGTGATGTCGTCTGCTATAAAATTCCGTTATATGCACCTGGCTATCATGGACCAGATGGTGATAACGGAGTTGTTTTGGATGTTGATAATCCTGATTTGCAGCCAGGCCTTACTGATTTTTACAGAGAGATGCCCTATGGTGCTCCTATTGACATGGTAATCTTTAACTGTGAACAACCTCGCAGTTATGTTTTCTTTGAAATGGGATATGGGAAAGAATGGATAACGTTTAATGGCAATGACAATGTTGAAGTTTACATCTGTGATCATCGAGAGATTCGAAAACTTGATGGTGGTTGGGTAAGTCACTATTTATATGTTAACCCGTTATGGCTTACCCCAACTAAGACTAAGGAAACACCTGGCGCAGGTGTTCTTTATACTGGGACTGTTGATTTTGATTGGTAATTAACTTAAAATAAAAGAGTATGAAAAAGTTTTTAGATTGTGTTTACAGGATTTTTGGACGACTCGCATCCATTGGTAGCGATAAGTATCTGCACATGTTTGCTGGTCTTGTTGTTTCGATGATTGCGTGTAAAGCCTTACATGCTATTGATGCGTACTTAATCTTCGCATTGGCACCAGCATTCTTCGTCATGACAGGAAAAGAGAGTGTCGATCACTACTACAGAAAAGAACGGTTTGATTGGGTCGACGTCTGTGCAGGTATGCTTGGTGCTATCGTGGGTGTTTTTCTTTTCCTATTGTAAAGGAGGTGTTCGTATGGATATAGTTGAATTACAGTTTACACCGGAGTTTATTCACTCTGTAGCTACACATCTTATAACATGTGTCGTGATGTGGGCTCTGGTAGTTAGCGCAGCCTTCATCGACTTGTGGGACAGAGTTTACACGCAAAACAAATTGAAGAAGCCTTTGACTTCGCATCTTATGCGTAAGACGCTTGGTAAGATTGGTGAGTATTGGCGATTTCTCCTTATCGCCTTGATTATCGATGTCGTGATTTTCACGTCTTGTTCTCTGTTAGGTGTTAAGACTTTCCCTATCTGTACATTGCTGTTCTCTGCTGCCTTACTCATCATAGAAACAAAGAGTCTCATTGAACATGCAAGAGAGAGAAAGAGTACCGCTGCTGATATGCAGCGCATCATTCAATCAGTAGTCAGTGCAGCTTCAGATAGAGATGCAAAGAAAGTCATTCAGTATGTCGCTGACTACATTGGTGAAGAGAAAAATGTAAATCAAAAAATAGAAGAATAGTATGGCAAATTTTTCAATAGCGGAGCTGGTACAATCCTGCACTGCTGAACAACTCAATATAAACAATAACCCTCCTTCTATTGTGAAGGTTCATCTTACCGAGACGATTACTCTTTTAGAGAGTATTCGTGCGGAATGGGAGAAGTATTGCGAGGCTCACAAACTCGAGAACCCTGCTCTCCGTGTGACAAGTGGCTATCGTTCACCAGAATTGAATAAGGCTGTAGGCGGTGTGAAGACCTCCGCACATGTCGAGGGCTATGCAGCTGACTTGCAACCTGTCAATGGTAAGCAGACTGAGTTTGAACGCTTCATGGCTAACGAGTTCTCCAAGAAGGGGTACTCCTACGATCAAATTATCGTGGAAAGAAGTAAGACCTCAAGATGGGTACATGTCGCCTACAAAAATGCAGACGGACGGCAGAGAAGACAATGTTTCAAACTTAAAGTGTAACAAAGTGAGGGAGAATAACTCCCTCACCTAAATCGAAAAAGGTATGAATAGACTTATAAATACATCTTGTAAACTATTAATTTGCGTCCTTATAACGATGTGCGTTGGCTGTCGGACAAAGAAGTCGGTCGCTATTGAAAGCATCAAGCAAACGTATAATAGTGAGCAGGTGACAACAGCGCGAAACGAAAAACATATATCGTTCGTCGACACAACTAACATAGACGAACTAACAAGTGTAATACGTGAGTTCGTTTTTGATGTCCCTTGCCTGGAGGATAGTTCTGCTGCTAACGCAAATGTCGGGAGCAAAGTGCCAATGATTGAATATAAAACCGACGGCAGCATCATAATTAATCGTGGTTTGAAATCGATTAAAGAGCGAATTGAAAGCCGCAGAAACGAAAAGCGAGGGCTGTCAGAGGAAAAAGATAGTACGGCTAACAAGCAGACTAATACGAAAGTCAACTTCACGGAAAACAAACGACATAAAGATAAGCACGTTGAGCAGGTACAGATAGCAGAGCCTTTCAGATGGTGGCAAATTATAATGGGCTTGCTGGTGTTGTCTATTGTTGTCTTTGGACTAAAATTTAAGCCAAGTATAAAAGGCTTCCTCCTCAAGATTTTCAACAGAATAAATTAAACGTGTTGCATGAAGCACATCAAGGTCTATATAACAGAAAGCCGTACGAAAGATAACCGCTTCGCACAAGCTTCTATCCGTGGCATCGAAGATAATACGGGTGAGAGTTATTCTTCCTCTCACCCTAAACTACTTCAAGATATCATCTGTCACGCTCTATCTCTTGCACATGGTGTGGAAATAGAAGGCAACAACGGTTTTACATATACATTCCCATTCAAGCTATCATAATATGACGATAGAAAAACTCTACTTAGAACATAAACAGACAGGCGGTCGGTTGACCGCTGACGAGTTTAACAAGTTGCCCGAGAAGGTCAATGAGTTAATCGACGCACAGAACTCTGAGGAGGAACGTGTAAAGAAGGTGGTTGCAAAGAATCCTCCTTCACTCGGTCAGCTTTCAAACGTGAATCGTGAAACAGACGAACTCACGTCTGAAACGTGTGTACTCGTATGGAATGGTGACGAGTGGGTCCCTATGAAGCTGTCTGAACTTAATATTGGGCAAGGAGGTGGAGGGCAGCAACAGACCATTCTCTATTACTTGCGTGCTGTCAATCAATCTCCTTCTACTACCCTCTCTGCTTCTAAATCTGCAGGTGAGTGCGCTATTAAGTTTATGTTTGTGTCTCGCACTAAGGATGTCGGACAGAGTGATTTCGTCGACACAGGAGAATGGGGTACTTACGAGATCTTCGCTAAGGCTGGCGATGGTACTTTCGTAAGTAAGGCTCGTGGTCGCTGTCAGTCTAATACCATTACCACGGTTGATGTCTTCAAGTTCCTCGAATCAGGACAAAACAATATTATGGTGAAAATTACAGGTGAGGTAACGGGGCAAACCTCTCCTGCCTTAGTCTACTCAATCACACTGTCTGCCCTCTTCCTTTCTATCTCCGAATTCAACTGGTGGAAGGCGTATCAAGGGGACATTGTGCTGCCGTGCTACATCAGCGGTAACATCTCGAAGACGTTGCATGTGAAAATAACAGGTGAAGGCTACGAGCAGACGTATGAGCGTCAATTCGGTACTGCCACTTACACCTCGTCACCAGTTGCTTATACCGCACCATTTCCGAATAAG